TCAAATGCTGTTTGTGAACCCCTAATAGACATACCTTGTTGTAATACATCCATTGAGCTTTCTGCTAAACTCTTTTCTACAATCTGAATTGTATTAAATCCAGCATTAAGATTGCTTCCAGTATCAATCTTTTCAAACTTTGTATCTGGCTCTGTAAATCTTGTAATCTTTCCTGGTGTTACTATTGAGCTGTTAATGTCTTCATTGCCGAACACAACTGAAGGTGGCATTATCTGTAAGAACGAGCCATCAATAACCATTTGATATAGCGTATTAATAACATCTTGGTCTGGTCCTAGTTTAAACGCTAAAGACTTATAGTAAAAGAATCTATCATTCATTGGTTCATATCCAAACTTAACAAATGGATATTTCTTATCTTGTCTTGGATTAGGTTGTTCTGGNTCTGTTACTATAATTCCATTTAAGAATACNAATCTTAAGTCTAATGCTCTGTTATAGTAAACCACTTCTTCTACTAATCTGCCATCTAAGCTATCGTCTTGAACTTCGTAGAACATTCCAGTGTTCTCACTAAATAGANANTGAATACCTGGNTTTACATATTCAAAGTTNTTATTATCTTTATACATTGCTTGAGCTGATGAATANTTNATAGCTCGTCTTCTAATGATAAAAGGTTGNCTTTGAATGTTTGGTTCGNATATATCAGCAATAAAGATTTCATCTATTGGAATNATTGGATTTTTAAATCCTGAATATTCCTCATCTAATACATTTTTAGATTTCCATTTCTCTGCACTTATAATCTCNTTAATNGTTCTGTAGTGTTCTGAATAGCAATCTTCAATAATTACTGCTGGATTTACACAAGCACTAATTACTGCATATACAAAGGTTTTTGTCGTATTCTGATTGATCATAACTCCATTCTAGTAAATCTCTCATTACTTGTGCAGCATCTTTATCTTCTTCGTCGTTCTCGTTTTGTGCGAATACTTGAGGATAAATAATGCTACCTGTAATGTGAGCTGAAATAGATATAACCTTATTCCTAGTGATTGGTCTTATTGCATTAGATTTCCAAGCAAACTCAGGGTCATCTGAACCTGGTTCTTGATAGGAGTTCCAAGCCTTTTGGTCTTCGTTAATTCTCTCTAATAGTGATTTGTTGTTAAACTCAGTATAAGGTTTATTCCTTATCTCGTTAGCCAAACTAAAATCACTTAAAACTAACTTTGTTACTTCTGCTTCTTTATCTGTCGGCTTGAATGTACTTGCTGGAGATTTAACTTTACCGTCTTTAATCTCTAGCTTCAAATCAGTTATCATATTTTTTTAATTATCTTTTTAATTTGCTCCAATCAGGCGTATATTGTTTTACTGATTGGCTTGTCTTTGTATTCTCTAAAACTTGTTGTAAATATGCCATTGCATCTATTCTGTCATCGTGCTTGCCAAATGGAAATGTTAATAATTCGTTTTCATAATCTGTGTCTGTGTTTCTGTGGTATATTATACCGTTCTTATACATTGGCACTAATCCTCTTATTCTTGACTCTTTACTGCTAACTGCCTTTAATTCTACTACATCAAAGTATACCTGCCTTCTTCTTTGTTCTTCGTTAATGAAATACATTAAGCTCTTTTGGTATCCTACACTTTCAATTCCTGCTTTTCTGAACTTAAACTTATACTTTTCTTTTAAATGAAAAAGATATTCTATCACTTGTGCTGGATCTAATCTACCTGTTGAATCTTCTAACTTATATATCTCTGGCTTGTTTCTATTCTTTCCTATGACTTGAATTGATGTATTGTCTGCTTCTTTGCCTTCTGATATTGCTAAGTCTACTAAGGCATAAACATCTAAATCTAATAATAAAATATCTTCATCTGTAAAATACTTAAACCATTCTCTCTTAAACTCTTGTGTGTCTGAATGAATTGGATTTTGTTGATAAAGAGCATTCCAATCGTATGCACCTATGTTCTGCTTAATATTCATTAAAGCATCTATGTCATACTTTGCAGGCCATAATGCCTCACCTTCTTTTCTATAATCTTCATCTTGTTCTGCTACTGCTGGAAAAGATATTACTTCCCAATGTTCTCCACCGTGTTCTTCATAATCTAATAATCTACCTGCTAAATCATCTAAGTGCCATCTTGTCATTATAACTATAATCGCTCCATTCTTTTCAAGTCTGGTATAAGCTGTTGAAGTGTACCAATCCCATACTTTCTTTCTAATTGTTTCTGACTCTGCTTCTTCTCTGTTCTTTATTGGGTCATCTATGATTAAAACATTTGCACCTCTACCTGTTAACGGACCACCAACTCCTACTGAAGTATAGCTACCTTTTTTGTTGGTTTTCCATTTTGCTTTGTTTTGTTCGTCTTGCTTTAATCTTGTTTCAAATATTTCTTTGTAAAGTTCGTCGCTTACTACATCTCTTGTCTTGCTTCCAAAGTCTATTGCTAAGTCTGCTGAATATGATGCTGTAATAATTTCTTTGTCTGGATTTCTACCTAAATACCAAGCAGGAAAGTTAATTGATGCTAATTGTGATTTGCCGTGTCTCGGAGGCATCTGAATAATCAATCTTTTAATCTCTCCGCTTTCTACTCTTTCAAGTGCGTTAGCTATTTTCTCGTGGTGAAAGTTTGGTTTGTAATTCTTATCTAATATAATTGAAAAATCAATTAGACTGTATCTCCCCGCTTGTATTATTTGTTTTTCTTCGGTTAATAAGTTCATCTACTTGCTCTTTAGTTAAAGTTTGTTTTATTTCTCCACTATGTTCTAATTCTTGTTTAACGCTAAACTCACTCTTTCTTTTTCTTTCTAAAAACCATTGAGCGTCTTTAGGATCATCTAGTGCTTTCACTACTGTTTCTCTAGCTTTTAATACAGGATTTTCCTTAAGTGCCTCTTTTCGCTCTACAAATTCAGGATACTTGTCTTGATAACTATATAGTGTTTGATGTGAAATACCTGCATAAAGACAAGCTTCTTTGTCTGTTCCACCCAATGAAAAAACATACTCTAATTTGTCTATTATTTCTTGAGTCATTATTGTAGGTCTTCCTACTGTATTTGATTCTTTTGTCATTGTTTCTGTTAGATTTATTACTTCTTCTTTTGGTTTCCAAATCTTTCTTTTAATGTTTTGATTTATTGTTTTATCGTATGGAGATAATATATCAAATGGAGAGTCTAATTCTTTAATTGCATTGATAGCTTCTCTGTTTCCTCTGCTTGCAGATTCTTCTAAATAATCTCTATAGGTTTTAATATTCTTATCTGCTCTCTTTTTCATTTTTATTATACTATCTAGGATTATAATAGTCAATCAATGCTTATGTAATTTTCTAATTTTTCAATAATTTCTTCATACCACTTTACTCCTCTATAAGATGATGGAGTATTGTGTGCTTTCTTACTTAACTTATTATACCATTCTTCTCCTCTTTTAGTTTTAATCTCTATAATAATATCAGGATCACCTCTTGTATGTATTCCCATATGACAACCATTGCAAATAGGAATAGCATTATCTAAATCATATCTTAAGTGTCCGTACTGGCCTTTAGGGAAAAAATGATGACAACAATATGCTGGTCTGCCACAAAAGCATTTATCTTTCCACATTTTTAATCCTGCTTGTTGCCATAATCCATCTGCTTTTGTTCTTAATCTCTTAAGTTTATTCATATTAAAAAAAATCAGACATAAAGTCTGCAATAATTAAAACTATTTTAAAGGCGACTACTATCCAAGCGATTCTGAATAGTCCAACAATTAAATCAATTAAGATTTTCATTTTTTAATTTTGTAATTATGTCTATATTATATATTATTATTTATTTTTTGGCAAGTTTTTTATAAAATAAATTCCATATTCACTCTCAATTTCTTTAGATATTTTTATTGCTTCTTCTAATGTCTTTCCTTTTCCAATTAAAGATCCTTCGTGTTCTGGACAAGAAGCACATTTATCTCTAACTTCAAATGTATCTTCGTTTATTTCTATGTAGTTATCCGATGACATCTTTATTTATTTAATTGGTTTTATATTCTTTAATTTATACAACACTATCTCTAACCAAATCTCAATTTTTGCTAATAAAGAATAAAACTTAACACGATTAAATCCTTTTTTCTTTTGTTGGTCGTGAATATATTTCATTGGATCTTTCATATCTCTTTTAATTTAATATTTGATTGACTTAAAACAATTATTGTGAATTATTATGAACACCATCTTGAAAAATCAGCATCATCTAATCTTTTAATTTCTTTTTTTACCCAGTCAGGACAAAACTGTTCAATAAGGCGTAGATGTAACTGGTCTTCTTTAGAATGAGCTGTTTCAGAATCATTTATTCCTATTTTAATAATACCATTAATTAAAAGTGCTAATTCTCTTTTATTTTTTATTGTTTCCATATCTCTTTTAATTTATTGATTTTAAAAATCTCTCTTTTATTGTCGGTTCCTCGTTCCAAATATCATCATCAATATATCCATTATCATAAAGAAACTTGTTGTATTTATCTACTATCTCCTTAATAAGGTTTTCTTGGGAGGATTTGAGGAAGGATTTTATTAACTCACTATGCCACTTTTTATC